GTCACCGACGCGCACACCACCAACGGCGTGCAAAGCGTGCAGCGGATCACGCTTGCCGATACGTTTTCGTCAACAGCATTGGTAGCCGCCGTGTTCACTGGGACCGCCAACACTGCCGCCACTATTTTTTACCCATTGTCGCCAACTGGCTACCGTGACGCTTCTGGCGGAGTGGTCACATTCGCAAGCGTTAGCTACGCCGCCGTGTGCGGCTCCGACGTTTTGCTGGAGGGTGGCAATGAAGAGGGATCTCCTTCTGTGCGGCTACATTCGGTTGGGAAAACGGCTGTGACACGCATGCCAGTGACGGTGGAAGAGTTTCGTATCCAAGCCAAAAACACCACGACTGACTACACGCTGATTCTCTATGGCGTGGCGGCGAGTTAGCACATGCTTCGCTCAGGCATCATGGACAAGCTCGCTACGGTGCAGACTCCAGCCGAGTCGGCCAACGCTATTGGCGAGCCGATCCTTACGTGGAGCACGTTCGCCACGCGGTGGATCGCCATTCTGCCCCTGAGTGGCAACGAGCAGATGACCGCCATGGCCACCGAAGGCAACGTCACGCACCGGGTGCGGATGCGGTACACCGCCGGGCTCAAGCCAAAGATGCGGATGGTGGCCGACGGCAGGACGTTCGAGATCATGTCAGCCGTTGAGCGGGGCCGCCGCGAAGAGCACGAGCTCATGGTGACGGAGGTGGTGGACTGATGGCGAAGTTTGCCACTACCGTCGAGGGCGTCGAGGGCATCCTGCGTGGATTCACGCGGCTGTCCAAGGGCGTGCAGCGTAAGTACCTAGGCAGCAGCGTCCGCGAGATAGTCAAGGCTGCCGTGCCCGAGGTGAAGGCACTCACGCCGAAGGGGCCGACGGGCAATCTGCGTCGCTCGGTGGGGCTCAAGCTGGAGAAGAAGAAGACGACCACGGCCGTGGGAATCGTCGGATACCGCAGCAAGACGGGTGGCAACAACCGCGAGCTCGGCTTTCACGCTTACTGGACCGAGCAGGGCGTTAACGACCGCTACCCGAAGAGTGCGTTGGCCCTGAAGTTGCCGATGCGGTACGCCAGCAAGTACGGCTACCTGAAGGACAAGGTGTCGCTGCTCGGTGGCGACGAAGGCGGGACCGTGTTTTTCAAGAGCGTTCGTGGGTACACCGGCTCGGGCAAGTTTCAGTCGTGGGCCGACCAGAACCTGCCGCGGATGAAAGAGGAGCTCGTCGGCAAACTCGAGATGAATCTTGGCAAGGCGATTGCCGAGGAAGAGCGTCGGCTAATCCGCCGAAAGTACGGGAAGAAGTAGCGTGCCCTCAGTCACCTTTATCGACGAGGTGGTCAGGCAGACGCTGTCGGCCCAGGCGGATATTGCGTCCCTTGTCGGCTCGCGGATCTTCTCCACGCAGGCACCGCAGGGCACACAGTTGCCGTGCATCGTCTACGCCCAGGACCAGGCCAACCGCGGGCCGTTCATGCACATGCGTGGCATGACCGGGATTGCCCGAGTCACGTACCAGATTTCGTGCCTGGGAACGTCGCTGGTGGACGTGCGAAACCTGTCGAGGGCCGTACGTGTCGCCTTACAATACAAGCAGTCTGCGGCGATACGCTTGGCTGTCGTAAAGAACGACGACGACACGACTGAGCCGCAGGCCGGCGGCGAGCAGCTGCCGATTTACCGCACCGATTTGACCGTAGAGATCACCTATCAGGAGCCGTAAGAGATGGCCATCGACATCGGACAGGGCACGTTCGTGGGTTTCGGAACCGCGCTCCACTCCGCGACGGGGTACAAGATCACCGGCGTGAATCACGGCGGCGTCTCGCGTGCCGTTGCCGACGCCACGCACATGCTGAGCAGTGCCAAGGAGTTCATCGGCTCCGCGATCTACGATCCCGGCGAGCTCTCCGTCGAGGTGCTTTTCGACCCGGCAATCAAGCCGACTGCCGACCTGGCCAACGTCGCCACCAACCAAGTGGTCAACGTGTATTGGGCCAGCGGCGGCACCACGACGACGCTCTGGAGTGCGTTCGGTTATGCGACCGGCTTCGAGGCCGGTGCCCAGATGGAAGACATGAACAGCGGCACGCTCACCATCAAGCTGAGCGGCACGCTGTAGTAGCAGGAGGCGCGGACTGTGGCTGTTACTCGTGATCAGATCAAGGCCCGGCGTGGCGTTCGCCAGCGTGTCGCTGTGGAGGTGCCGGAGCTCGGCACCGTCTACGTAGCGAAGTTCTCGGCGAAGGACCGCGACCGATTCGAGCAGATGGTGACGGGCGGCAAGGTGGGCGGCAGCGTCAACCTTGACAACGTCCGTGCTCGGTTCGTCACGCTCGTCTGCGTGAACGAAGACGGGACGCGGATGTTTGAGGACGCCGATTCCGAGTGGATTGGCGAGCTCGACACGGACATCGTGCAGGCCATCGTCGATGCTGGGTTCAAGCTCAACGGCATTGGTGCCAACGCAGTGGAGGAGGCGGCGGGAAAATAGAACGCTCGCCGGTTCTCGCGTTCCTGTACCGGCTGGCACTGAAGCTGGGCGAGTGGAACGTCGAGGGGCCGGGCGGGCTGGCCGAGACGATGCCCGTCGATCAACTGTACGGCTGGATGGGCTACTACCTGCTCGAGCCGTGGGGAGACGAGTGGCTCAGAGACGCGGTGCAAATCTCGCAGCGATACAACGCCAACCGCAGGAAGAACGCACCGCCCAAGAAGCCCGAAGACATGATGCCGGTGCCAAAGAGGGCACAGACGCCAGAGCAGATACTCAACATCTTGAACGCGATCCCGCGGTGATTCATGGCCAACAACTTCGGTCGCGTCAACGTCAGCATCAGCGCCAGTACTGGCGGGCTTTCCGCTGGACTGTCGCGGGCCGGTAAGTCTCTTCGAGCCTTTGCTTCTGGCGTTTCTTCTGTCACGAGCCCTTTTGCTGCCCTCGGCTCCATTGCCAAAAGCACGTTCGGGCAGCTGGCCCTGTTTAGCGTTGCCCGTGGCGTTGTGAGTAGCCTTACCGGGATGGCGTCTTCGGCCGCTGAAGGCGTTGACCAGCTGAGCAAGCTTTCGCGTCGGCTGGGCACTACCTACTCGGAACTGGCTGGCCTAAAGCTTGCTGGCGACTTGGCCGGCGTCGGCATTGACGAAATCGCCAAGGCGATGACGAAGGCTGACGTTGCACTTATCAAGGCACAGAGTGGAAGCAAGGCCGCCAATGCGGCGTTCGCAACTCTTGGCCTGACCACTGAACAGCTGTCTGGCATGTCTGCGGCAGACAGGTTTGAGGCGATTGCCTCCGCTATCTCGGCGTTGCCCGACGAGGCCGCAAGATCGGCCGCGGCAATCGCTCTGTTTGGTAAGGCTGGCGCGCAGCTGCTGCCGCTATTTGAGGGTGGTGCGAGCGGCATTCGGCAGGCTCGCGAAGAAGCCGAGCGATTCGGCCTAGCCCTAACTAACGCTCAGGGCCAGAACGTCGAAGAGATGAACGATTCGTTTACTCGCGTCCATTCGGCGATACAAGGAATCGTGCAGCAGGTTATTGCCCACCTGGCTCCCGCGATCGCCGGCATTGCCAAGCAGTTTACCGATTTTGTCGGAAGTGTTGGCGGAGCCAACATCGGCCAGGCGATTGGCGATGCCTTGCTTGATGGTGCTGATTTCCTTGCCCAGGTTGGCGACTACATCATTGCAAACTTCGCGCCGTCCATGTCGGCGGTGTTTGAGTATCTGTCGCAAGTCGGCGAGCAGTGGGCTGGCGTTTTCGATTTTGGAGACGCTCTGGTTAATGGGTTCGTCGGTGCCTTCAAGCTCTTTGAGTTTGTCGGCAACACCATTGGGGGTGCGATATCTGACATTGTGTCCATGCTGCTCCAGGCCGCGAGCGACACGGCCGCACTAATCCCAGGGTTTGGCGATACGGCCGAGGGTTTAAAGCAGTCTGCTGACTATATGGCCAGTGAGGCAGACACCTTTCTGGACTCAGCCAACAAGAACCTGTCCGCCAGCGGCAAGGCGTTTGCTGACGCAATCGATGGCAAGAGCCCAGAGATAGGAAAAGCGATTGCGGCTGGGGCCACTGGGCCACT